CAATCTACGGGGAAGGTGTCTACGGCATTTCTCGCTATGGGTTTGTTGATCCTAATGTATTCCACGAAGTTGGTTCCGTAAGCGCAACTGCTTCTGTTGGAAACGTCTCTACATCTGCGGACAACAACACCTTAATATCTGCTGGCGTATTCGCTGAGATTATCACGGATGCTGTCGCTGTCGTTGGTGACGAAGTTACAATTGTTGCGGAAGCAAATATCGTCCCGACAGGTGTTGTAGGAACATCTGCCGCCGGTGATCTTACTACCCAGACAACCAATGTCTTCGAGCTAGATGACGTTAGTGCGACGGGATCAGCAGGTGACGTTACCGTTGTTGCGGAAGCGAATACTTCTGTAACAGGAGTCTTAGCAACAAGCGCACTCGAAGATGTTACAACTACTGCTGACAGTAACTTTACGGTTACAGGCGTTTCAGCTACGGGTACTGTCGATGAGAATGAAGTCGTACGCAATAACGCACGTCCGACGTTTGATAGTCTCAGTGCAGAGTTTACTATCGGTATTCCAACCATCTCCACTACCACAGTCATATTCGACGTGGCAAACAAAGATCATGAGCGCACTACCTATGTAGATGCGGATGAGCCACGCATAGTTTACGTAAGGGCGGCATAAGAATGGCATTTAAATGGCCGAATAAGGACCCCGATGAGCAGTTGGACTACAGCATCGACTGGTCTCGTTACTTAGACACAGCTACAATCTCGTCTGTCGTATGGAAGATCGACAATGCGGAAGGAACCAAGCAGACTTGGACAGCTACTACTGTGGTTGATGGTTTACAGTACATTTCTGCTAGCAATAGCGATACTGTCGCAACTATCCAGCTAGGTCTCGGTACCGCAAACAAGAATTACAACATCTACTGCCAGATCACAACATCTGCTGGCGTAACCACAGAACGCAAGATTAGCTTGAAGGTGAGGGAGAATACTTAATGGCGTATAACTTTCTTTCCCTTGTCAATGACGTAGCACTCCGCATTAACGAGACACAGCTAACGTCAGGAAACTTCTCGACTGCAACAGGTTTCTACCCGCAGATCAAGGAAGCTGTAAACTCTTCCCTACGGCATGTCAACCAAGCGCACTTCTTCTGGCCGTACAACCACAACACCGAAGAACAGGTACTTGAGGCAGGCACGTCACGGTATGCTCTCCCTGACAACGCGAAGTACGTCGACTTCGGTTCTTTTCGCGTTAAGAGAGATACAGACCTTAATGTTGGGCAGGGTAAGAAGCTACAGCAGTTAACGTACGCAGAGTACCTCGACGTCTACATCGATCAAGAATACGAAACGGATTCTACGAGAGGTGGCGTACCGCGTAATGTTGTGCGTACCCCAGACCAAGAGTTTATCATCGTTCCACAGCCCAATGCGGCGTACGAGATTGAGTACGAGTACTACATGGAGCCGGTAGACCTTGAGTTGTCTACAGACATCCCTACGATTCCGGATCAGTTTCGGCACGTGATTGTTGATGGTGCCATGTACTACGCCTATATGTTTCGTGACAACATCGAGATGGCAAACATCTCCCAAAGCAAGTTTGAAAACGGTATCAAGCAGATGCGTACGCTCCTCGTAAACGAAAACGCTTACTTCAGGGCCTTTTAAATGCCGGATCGTTGGCAGACATTCCCCGTCCCTTTCACTGGCGGCCTGATCACAAACTCTACCCCTCTTCAGCAGGGTACACAGTTTCCGGGTTCTGCCACTGTACTCCGTAACTTCGAGCCATCCACTGAGGGTGGCTACCGTCGTATCGAGGGCTATGAAAAGTGGGATGATGCACAGGTTACTGGCACTGCGGCTACTGTACGGGGAATCGTCGAGTACCGCCTGTTTGCCATTGCGGCAGTAGGTGACGGTCTCTACCGCTCAACGGGCTCTGGCTGGACTGAGATCACGGACAACGCAAGTTTTAGCTCTGCGGGAATCAACATCTCTGGCTCTGGTAAGGTACGCTTTGCGAAGCACCACTTCGGTTCGACTAAAATCCTCATCATCGTAGACGGCGACGACAAGCCCTACAAGTTTGACGGGACTACATTCTCGCAGATCACGACGGCTACCTCAGACCAAGATGGGGCAGAGCACGTAGTTGCCCACAAGAACCACCTCTTCTTCGCCAAGGACACAACCCTAAGCTTTTCCGCACCATTTAGTGATACAGACTTTACAGCCGCGTCAGGCGCGGGTACAATAGAGTTTGATAATGAAATTACAGGCTTAGCGTCTTTCCGTGAGAACTTAATCGTATTCACGAAGCGGACGATATTCTTGATTGCTGGTAACAGCATCGCAGATTTCCAAGTACAACCAGTAACCCGCGACATCGGTGCTATCGAGCCCGACACTGTCAAGGAAGTCGGCGGTGATTTGATGTTCTTGGGACCAGACGGTCTTCGTCTCCTGAGTGCAACGGAGCGTAACAACGACTTTGGTTTGGCTGTGGTCTCTAAGGTTATACAGCCTGAGATGATTGACTTTATTTCACAGTCGACAAGCTACTCGAGTATCGTTATCCGGGAAAAGTCCCAGTACCGTATCTTCGGCTTTAACGCGGCCTATACCGACGACGCGGCTAAGGGTATCATCGGTACACAGTACGCACAGCAGGGCGGCCAAGGAATGGCGTGGGCAGAAACCCGCGGTATTAACGCCTACGTAGCGCACAGTGAATACATCTCAGACCAAGAACTAATCCTCTTTGCGAATGACGACGGGTACGTCTACCGCATGGAATCTGGGAATAGCTTTGATGGGGGAAACATCGTGGCGACATTCAAGACGCCCTACCTACCCATCACAGACCCAACTACCCGAAAGAATCTCTACAAAATGAAACTCTTCGTTGACCCACAGGGGAGTTTTGATTGTGACATTGACGTAGACTTTGACTTTAATCAAGCAGATGTCGTACAGCCTAGTACGATAACGATAAGCAACACGTCTACAACTGCATCGATCTACGGTACTTCAACCTACGGTGCAGGCAGTTTTGGTGGGGGTAACCTGAAGTACGTCTTTGACGAGCAACTTACAGGATCAGGCTTTGTGGCGGCATTCAACTTCGACTCGGAGTCGACAGACCCGCCATTTTCTTTAGACTCGATAGTAATCCAATACGGTCAATACGGCCGGAGGTAAAATAATATGGGAACTGGATACGTTCGTAACGATACCGGAAACAATATTGCTGATGGTAACGTAATTAACGCGAGTGATCTCGACGGAGAGTTTGATGCTGTACAAGCCGCATTCAACGGCTCTACAGGACACTCTCACGATGGGACAACGGGTGAAGGCCCGCAGATTGACACGGCAGGTATCGCAGATGATGCGGTAACTGGCGCGAAAATTGATTCGACGACAACAGTCACTGCCGCGAGCTTTGTAGGGCCCCTTACAGGTGCTGTGACCGGCAACGTCACAGGTAACGTAACGGGAAATGTAACGGGCAACGCCGATACAGCTACTGCTCTCGAGACTGCGCGTACGATTGCTGGTAATTCGTTTGACGGTACAGCAAACATCACGATTGCTTCTACAGACTTGTCTGACTCAGGATCGATCAATGCGACAACGCTCGACAGCATCGACAGCACTTCTTTCTTACGCTCTGATGCGGCGGACACAAAGACTTCTGGCGACTTGAGTTTCTCGGATAACGTCAAGGCCGTCTTTGGTGCGGGGTCTGATTTACAGATTTATCATGATGGCTCTAATAGCTACATTTCTGATGGAGGAACAGGCAACTTAATTATTGAAGGTGCTCATTTTCTTATTCAGACGCCAACTGCTGAGAAGATATTACAGGGTTTAAATAACGGTGCTGTATCCCTTTACTACGACAACGCCGTCAAAATCGCCACAACCTCCACAGGCATTGATGTCACAGGCACAGTTACGTTCGACGGCGGTACAACCTCTGCGGACTTGAACTTTGGTGACAACGACAAGGCCATCTTCGGTACGGGGTCTGATTTAGAAATTTATCATGATGGCACTCATAGTTATGTACGAGACCAAGGGGCTGGAAATTTAATTCTTCAAGGCAGTGGAGCAGTAAAGTTTCAGTCGACTGCCGGTGAAGATATGCTCATTGCGTATGCAAATGCCGCTACTGAGCTTTACTACGACAACGCCACCAAACTCGCCACAACCTCCGGAGGCATTAATGTAACCGGGTCGGTTACTGCGACATCATTCTCTGGTGATGGGTCCGGATTAACAGGGGTTGAAGCTTTTCCATCTGGCACACTCATGCTGTTCCAACAGACAGCGGCTCCAACAGGATGGACAAAGCAGACCACTCATAACGACAAAGCATTGCGTGTTGTCTCAGGTACAGCAAGTTCTGGCGGTTCATCAGCGTTTACGACTGCGCTGGGTACTCCAAGTGTTAGCGGTACTGTAGGGATCTCTGGTGATCCTGCTGTCGGTAACTTGGCGGTATCTGTCTCCGGAAGCATTAGCTCAACAACACTTTCTGTAAATCAGATTCCTTCTCACTCACACAGCTATCAAATAGCAAACCAAGACGCTTTTGGTCAGAGTCTCGCTGACGGTTCTAATAATTTCAACGGACACACAGACGTAAGCACCAATAACACTGGTGGTAGTGGAGGCCACAACCACGGTCACAACTTGTCAGGCTCCTTAAGTGGAGCACCATCTGCCGGTAACTTGGCGGGCTCTCTATCATCTGCTACGGCGGCAATTAACGTACAGTACGTGGATTTAATTATCGCGGCTAAAGACTAAAGTTTTTCCATACAATACGGGGGTAAGCTATGGAACTGAAAGTGAAGGACAACTGTCCTCTAAATGGGTTTAAACCTTGTAAGCAGTTAGACTGCGCTTGGTTTGTACAAATGCGCGGAACGGACCCCAACTCGGGTAAAGAAGTTGATGAGTACGCAT